TGCTCCAACTCTCATAGCTGATGCCAAAGGAGCTATCCGCGTGCTTGGGGTAGTGAAAAAAGCAACGGGTAGCGAGACTATCACCGCAGGCTTAGATGCCGATGTGCAGACAGCTGTAGTGAAAGGGCAAGCCCTTGCCGAGCACTTTGAAAAGAAGTATATGCCTTTTAGGATAGTCGTGTCGGGCAATAGTTGGAATGGCAAAGTAGCCGACCTTACTAATTTCTCCGAAAATGAACTCAACAAAGTGGCTTGTTTTATCGCGAATGACAATAGGGAAAAAGAAGCATCAGTTGGTTTATTTTTAGGGAAAATAACCAAAATACCCGTACAGCGCAAAATTCACCGCGTGAAAGATGGCAATGTATTGCCCTTAGTAGCTTACTTCACTGACGGCACGACTATTGACAGCAAAGCCGACCAATGGGATGCAATAGACGATAAAGGGTATATCTTCTTTCGCACCTTTGTAGGGCGTTCGGGATACTACTTTTCGGGCGATAATACCCTTACCAAGCCTACGGATGACTTTAAGAGCCTTAGCAATGGGCTTGTAATGGACAAGGCTATGCTACTAAGCTATGGAGTGCTGGTAGAGGAACTCAGCGACGAGGTGTTACTATCTAAGGATGGCAGTATTCACCCTGCTATTATAAAGAGTTGGCAAACCAAACTTGAAAGTACTCTACAAAGCCAAATGGTATCACAGGGCGAGCTTTCGGCAGTAAAGATTGATATAGACCCTACACAGCGTGTGTTACAAACAGGTAAAGTGGTGATAGGTATCAAACTGTTACCTGTAGGTTATGCCGACTTTATAGAGGTAAATATTGGATTTACTACAACAGTCAATTAGTAGATTAGAAAATTAGCAAATTATGGCAACATTTGACAGCAAACAATATGCGTGGTGTAACCTCTCTATCGTCTTTGGCGGGCGCATTATCATAGGAGTTACAGAGTTGGAGTACACCGAGAAACGCGAGAAAGACTTTCTTTATGGACGTGGGTGCAAGCCTCACGGAATAGTAGCAGGCAACCGCAGTTATGAGGGTAAAATAAGCCTTTGGCAAAGTGAGGCAGAAGCAATGACCCGCGATGCTCCAAACAACGATATACTTAGCCTTAGCTTTGACCTCGTGGCTTCCTACGTGCCTTTGGACGGCGGACAGATAGTTACCGATATTCTCAAGCACGTGGAATTTACCGAAGTGAAAAAAGGAATGAAGCAAGGCGATAAGAATATGATTATGGAGCTTCCTATTATCTTTACAGATGTAATACGCCAAGCCTAACAAATTAAACAATAACAAAATGCTTGTGTGGCTTGCACTTTAAAAACCTTTTAAAAGCAGTTTAAAATGATAACTAAAGAACAAATCCAAGAATGGAAAAATCAGTACAAGGACATCTTTGTAATTAGTGTAGAAGACAAAAAGGTGTATTTGCGTACGCCTGACCGCAAAACCCTTAGCTATGCCTCGACCTTGGCGACCAAAGACCCGCTGAAGTTCAATGAGGTAATTCTTGACAATTGTTGGTTGGGTGGTGATGAAGAGATAAAAACAAATGATGAGCTCTTCCTAGCCGTAAGTAGCAAACTACCCGACCTTATACAGATTAAAGAGGCGACCTTGGAAAAGCTCTAAGTGATGCGGAGATAGACGAGGGAAGGGATTGGCTTCGTATCACCAACGCCTCACTGCGTTATTATATGCACATTGCCAATCCCGACGACCTCTCCGATACCCAGTGGGCTATGCGAGTAAAAGAGCTTGAATGGCTCAGGCAAAAGGAGAAGGAACAATACTAGTAGTATAGGTAGTTTGTTGTTGCCTTTGTCTTTCTCGTTCTCTCGCTTGCTCAGCCCCTTTGGAGAGCATAAGGGCAAGTATTGCTATAAGGAAAAAGGAAATTGTACTAGCAATAGCTGTAGTGGTGTATCTCCTCTTAGTAGAAGGGTCTTTTTCAGTAAAAGCCCTATAAGTAGCATAGAAGGGTACACAGAAAAGGGCGGCTCCATAGAAAAATCCTGCACCAATAAGTAATAATAAGCCTATAGAGGCAAGTAGGTTAAAGAAAAATAATAAGAATCTCATAGTGGCAAATATCTTAGAATATACATTAACTCTTAAAGATTTAGTCAGCGCAAAGTTACAAAAAATTGGCGTAACTAACGATGCTATGCTGGATAAATTTGGCGAGTTACAGACAACACAAGAAAAAGTTACTAAAGCCTTTGCTCAGATGGGGACTTCAGTACATACTTTGCAACAGAAAATAGCCTTACTCAAAGCCGAAAGAGACTTATTGCCGATAGAAAACTTGGATGTTATTCGCAAGTATAACAGCGAGATTAATAAGTTAGAGCATAGTATTACCAAATTACAAACCCTCAATGGTAGTAAAATAAAGACGTGGTTTTCCGACGCTCTAAACAGCTTACCAGGGATAGCTACCAACCCTCTTATATTGGCGGGAGCGGGTATAGGTATGAGTATCCGAAAGGGTATGGAAGCCGACCTACAACAAGCCAATATCACCACTTTGCTTAGAGGTGATGTAGAAAAAGCGAAAGCCTTATATGCTCAGCTCTCTGATTATGGGGTAAAAACACCCTACGACAAGGCGGGGCTTATTGAAGCGCAGAAGACAATGATGTCCTTCGGGCTTTCCTCTGAGTTTGCTTTTGGAAAGCTCAAAAACATAGGTGATATTGCTATGGGTGATGCTCAGAAAATGCAAAGTCTATCACTTGCTTTTGCACAAGCCACATCGGCAGGCAAGCTACAAGGGCAGGACTTAATGCAGATGATAAACGCAGGCTTCAACCCCTTGCAAGTAATTAGCGAACGCACTGGTGAGAGTATGGCACAACTCAAGGAGCGAATGAGCAAGGGGGGTATCTCAGCACAAGAGTTGGCACAAGCCTTTGAATGGGCAACTGATAGACAAGGGCTTTTCTATCAAGGTGCAGAAAAAGCAGGACAAACCCTCAGCGGTAAGTTCAACAAGATGATGGACTCTATCACCGAACTTGCTTTAAAAGTATATGAAGCCATCAGCCCTATGCTTGGTCCCTTGGTAGACCTTATGGCTGTTATTTTTTCAAGCATAGGCGGAGGTATAGGGTGGCTTATTCAGAAGTTTCAAGAGGGGAATCCCATTATATGGGGTATTGCGGGAGCTATAGGTGTATTCACCACTGCACTAATACTACACAACACCTATACGACTATCGCTACTGCTTGGCAAAATAGGCTCACCCGGGCAGTGATTAAGACAAACCTCGCCTTTTTGGCTAATCCTATTACATTAGTAATAGCAGGTGTGATTGCTCTGATTGCTCTGATTGCCTATTGCATTGTAGGGGTAAGCGGTTGGGGCAAAGCGTGGGAGCACACCATACAAGGTATGAAGTATATATGGGAAGCCTTTATACTCGTCTATAAAGCGCACTGGAACACGGCAGTCAATGCTTTTATGGCAGGGGTAGATGCTTGTAAGCTCGCTTGGTATAAATTCAAAGAAGCGGTTGGTTTAGGCGATAGTTCCGAGAACCAAGCAATGATTAGCAAGATACAAAATGACTTGCAGGAGCGTGCTAAATCGGTAACAGAGGGCTACAAAAAAGCGGGCGAGGCTGGGGCTAAAGCCAAAGAAGCCTTTGGCAAAGCGTGGGACTCTTTAGAGTTCAAGAGCTTTAAGGAGGTAAAAGACGGGCTAATGGGCAAGCTGGGTATGAAAACCGAAAGCAGTCCCGCACCTGGGATAAGTCCTATCACGGGAGACGCTACAGCTACCACGGGAGAAGGCGTTAAAACCAAAGACAACATCGTATCAGGAGGCACTAGACAAACGCATATTAACGTACAAATAGGCAATGTAGGCACCGATACTAAGGTATATGTTTCCTCCGTACGTGAAGGAGTAGAGAACTTTGGGGCAATGGTGAAAGAGGAACTCCTCAGAGCAATTAACAGTATAAACCAGTTGCAGACAAGCTAATGAAAGATATACTCATAGATGACAACAATGACCTACGCCTATTGGCGGGTGACTTTGAGGTGGGGTACTCCGATAATCAACAACAAAAGGCTATACTCACTACTGAAAAGGGAGAATGGAAAGAACACCCCGAAGTAGGGGTAGGCATCGCCCAAATGCTCGCAGATGACCTCTATACCGAAACCCTCATCGAAATAAAGAAACAATTGGAGTATGATGGTATGCAGATTAATGATGTAGCCCTAAAAGAGGGTGGCAAGTTACTAATTGATGGACAATATAATTAAACTATGGCACTAAACAAACAAGCCCTCAAACAAGGCATCATTGCCCTGCAACAATATATGCTCACCAAAACCGATGCAAGTATGGAAGAGTACGCTGAACGCTTAGCTTCTCTTATTGAAGACTTTGTTAAGAGTGGCGAGGTAACAGTGCAACCAGGAATCACCCTACAAGCAGGGGCTTATACGGGTGCAACAACAAGTGAAGGAAAAGGGGAAATAACATAAAAACTCATATCACAATGGAATGGATAACAGAAGTACTTAAAGAGCATTTAGGTTCGTTTATCGGTATGGTATTATCGGGATTAGCAGGTTGGTTCTTTGGTCGCCCCAAGCAACAAATGGAACTACAAACCTCCGAACTTGATAATGTAGACAAGGCTGTGAAGATATACCGAGAGATGATAGAAGACTTAGGCGCCAAGTACGCTAACGCTATCAAAGAGCTCAAGCGCGCGAACCAACGCATTAAGGACTTAGAAGGCTCAGTAGAGGAGCTTCTTACCGAACTTAAGAAGTATAAGCAACTCAACGGTAAAACAAAATGATAATCACCGCACTACATAATCAAAGCCTGCTCGACCTCGCCCTACAGCATACGGGTACTATTGAAAGCGTCTTTGAATTGGCAGAGGCTAACATCCTCAATATCACCGATGATGTACAGGCGGGCAAAACCTTAGTACTGTCCTCAGAAGCGTTCACTAATAAAGATATATTAGCCTATTACACGGCTAAAAACATACAACCCGCAACGGCTTTCACCAAAGAAGATGAACAAGTAGCTAAACGCCTTGAGGGTATTAGTATATGGGCTATTAACCTTGATTTTATAGTAACACAACAATAACTATGGCACGCACTATACAAGAGATACAGACCCTTATCCTACAGGCCAAGACACAAGAGCCTGCATTGGAAGATCTCAACAGCACCTCCAAAGTAGCTATATGGCGATTGTGGGTGTATATTATAGCAGTGGCTATATGGAGTTTGGAAAAGATTTTTGACCTACATAGAGCGGATATTGATAAACGCCTTGCCGAGCTCAAACCAGGTACGGCTAAGTGGTATCATAGCAAGGCTTTATCCTTTCAATATGGATTTGACTTATTGCCTGATAGCGACAAGTTCAACAATACTAATCGTACGGAAGAAGAGATTGAGGCAAGTAAAGTTATCAAGTATTGTGCTGTTACAGACTCCCCTACAGAGAGCCGTATTGTGATTAAGATAGCTACAGATAATGCAGGTACGCTCACCCCCGTAACATCTCACCAACAAGAGGCATTTAGTCGCTATATCAATGAAATCAAGTATGCAGGGGTCTATGTTACGATATTGAATAACCAACCCGATTGGCTCAAGCTCTCTATCCGCATTGTCCGTAATCCACTTATTCTGAACGAGAATGGAATGAATGTTAATTCGGGTAAGCAAACGGTAAAAGAAGCCATTAAGGATTACCTCAAGCGTTTGCCTTTCAATGGTGAGCTCTCCCTACAAGCCCTTACCGATGTTATTCAAGGGGTGGAAGGGGTCAAAGACGTGAGCATAGACAACGCGCAGACCAAATGGATAGAAGGGAGTATTTGGGGTAATTTCCAAGAGATAAATATAAATCGCATACCCGAAAGTGGTTATTTTGCAGTGAATTTTGATACAAATAATGACACCAAAAGCACCATTACCTACCTATGAGAATCTTTGAATTGAACTTACGGAGGCTCGTGATTTTGCTCCTGCCTACTTTTCTAAGAAAGTCCCGACTTGTCGCCTGGATGCAGATACTTATTGCTCCATTGGAACAGCTTCAATATGACTTCGGGCTGAAGAGAAATAGCGACCTGGTAACCCTCACGCATAACGGACAAAAGTGCTATCTAAGGAAGATACTCAATGATACTTTTGACCAGGCACTAAGGCGTATTCGTATAGAGGATATGACCCACTTTAACGCCTTATATATCTATACCGAGGCAGAAAATCAGCCTGTATATCTGGAGGAAAAGCACCTATATACTTCAGGGGAAATGCAAGTGAGCGGGGTGAATTTCTCCGTACATATACCGAATGAATTACGGGCAAGAAAAGTAGAAATTAAAGCCCTTATTGAAAAGTATAAAATAGCATCAAAGCGATATATAATCATTTATGAATAGAATCAATTTTGACAATACAGGAGGGTTTCCCTTAGGCACCTATACCCTCGACTTTATGCAGAAAAGCTACCAATTGCTCAATGCATTGGGTAATATAGCGGGGAATCTAAGTATCCTTTCGGGATGCGAAGAGGTAGGTCGTAGCATCACCGACGGAGTGGTGTATATTGATGGCGAGGTACTTCCTTTCAAAGGGGCTCCCATATCCGAAAAGGTCATCATTGTAGAGACCTCACAAAAGAGAATATTCAAAGACGGCGTAGAAAAAGCCGTAGAATATACCCGCTATGCTACTTTTGGCAATAGCATCAATGGTCACCTATGGGCTGACTTTAAGAGACCGCTGAATAATCAACAAATAGAAGCCCAATCCTTTACAGAGGAAAATTCTTTACTCAGGCGATTGGAAAAACTCGAAGAGCGGGTAAGAAAGACAGTACCTATAGGATTAGTAGCGATATGGGATAGGCCAGCCTCTGAAATCCCCGAAGGTTGGGAGGAACATACCGAAATGCAGGGAGTTGTACCTGTGGGGTATAAAAGTGATGATAGCGATTTCGGAGCGATAGGGACAAAAGTCGGCAGTAAAACGGTGAGCATAGAGAAGAACAACTTGCCTGATATAGAGATTGATTTGAAAAATAAAAATGGAAGTGGATTTGAAGTAATAGGTTTTAATCTAGAAAACTATAGTGGACAAAATGAAGGAGGATGGTCTAACAGTGGATCCTTACCCTATTGGGGGAAAGAATCAGGAAATAACATTAAAGCACACCTCAACGGGAAAGAACAGCCTATTAACAATATTCAGCCCTCCAGAATCGTAAAATTTATCCGATTTGTAGGATTTTAGATAAGTAATTATGACAGCAATACAAACATTAAAGCAATGGTTTTCCAACTTCAAGAAACCCACCCAAGAGCAGTTCTGGGCGTGGATAGACAGCTTTTGGCACAAAAGTGAGAAGATACCAATGGACTCTATAGAGGGGTTGGAGAATGCTATTCAGGGTACCGCTTCCGTGGAACAACTGCGCAACCATCTCACCGATAGTCAGGCACATAAGGAATTGCTTGACAACAAAGTAGACAAAGTACCAGGGAAGAAACTCACCACCGAGGATTTCACTACCGAGCTACGTAAGAAGCTGGAGGGGCTACAGCAGGTAGATGTCTCTGTATTGTTACCACGGGGGAACTTTTCTGGCACAGCTCAAGACTTGAAGGACTTGATAGACAACCTTACACGCATTCTACAAAGTCCTGATACAGAATTAGATGAGCTTCAAGAGATTGTGGCATATATCAAGCAGAATAAGCATATACTCAGTACATTAGGGATTAGTAATATAGCGGGTTTAGAAGATGCATTAGCAAACAAAGCTGATAAAGACCACAATCACGACGGGGTTTATGCTCCAGAAAAACATACACACCCAGAATGTGCAAACAGAGAACACCAACATAACTGGGATGATATTTTAAGAAAACCCAATAACCTTGCAACAACAAAACATATAGAAGATGCTATCAATAATATACAAATAGGGGGAAGAAATTTATTACGTAATAGTGGACAAAAAATCACTAATAACAACTATGATATTGCTGTATATGAATTAACAGAAAAAATAGAGGAAGGAGAAGAAGTAACTATAACTATTAAAGGGAAATTAGGAACAGGAAAAACGGCTTTTGCCGTATATAATAGCGGAGGACATTTAGAATTAGGCGTTTTAACAAAAAAAGAAAATAATTTATATCAAGGTATTTTCAAGTGGATAAACAAAAAAAATCAAGTAATAACTGATGGAAGAACTTTAAATATTTGGACTTATTATTCAAATGTTGATGTAGAAAGTACCATAGAATGGATTAAACTCGAACGAGGCAACAAACCCACCGATTGGACACCAGCGCCTGAAGATTTTTTGCCCAAAAATGTAAGTATTGAAGAGAATTGGACGGCTACGAAGGAGTGGGCAGATAGTACTATTTTCACACAAGGGAGTTGTAATGTGGAGTTAAACCAACTTCCACATTTGGCATCGATTTCCTTTAGAAGAACCTTTGTTGGGGAAGCTGTGACCTTCACTTGCGCGGGCAAACAAATCATCTACACGGGAGATACATCCTTCAACGGAGGTGATGGCTCAACAGCTGTAGTGAGTATATGGAATAATAAGTGCTATATTGACATAAGAAACATTTAAAAAATATGAAAACCATAATTCAAAATTTAAAAGGCTCAGATAAATTGCTACATAGTAAATACGGAAATATAATTTTCATATTATTTCTTTTGGTTTCTTCCCCTTCGCCTCTTTTA